TTATGATGTCGGTGATACCTGGGCAGAATCAACACCAACCTTTGAGCAGCAAACAGCACAGTTGAAGATTATGGGTGGGGATGCCGATGTCGACAACTTCTTAAAGACAACCCGCTCCAATATTCAAGACCTTGAAGCAGCGGTAGTTGAGCTTAAGGCTAAGGCACTCAGAGATAAGTTTGACGAGATCTTTATCTATGGTGATGCCACGGCTAATCCCAAGCAGTTTGATGGTCTAAGAAAGCTCATTGACACCGGCACTGCCGGTGACCAGCTGATTGCTGCTGGCGCTAGCGGGGCTACGCTGACTCTGTCCATGCTTGATGAGCTTATTGATGCGGTAAAAGGGGGTAAGCCCAGTATACTGCTGATGAGCCGTCGCTCCAGACGGAAGATTAATGCCCTGGTCAGAGCCGCTGGCAGTATGATGGAGACCGATCGCGATAAGTGGGGTAATTTTGTCCAATTCTGGGACGGCATCCCCGTTGGCGTCAATGACTGGATATTGGATACCCACGTAGTTAGTAGTAGCGTTGAGACAGCTATCACTGGTGGCGACTGCTCCACCATCTATGCCTTGCAAATGGGAGAAGGCGCTCTTTGCGGGCTAACCAGTCCCGGGCACCTAACCGTAGAGCCTATTGGCTCCCTTGAGACTAAGGACGCTACTAGAACCAGAATTAAATGGTATGTCTCTCTGGCTCTTTTCAGCTCCATCAAGGCAGCTGCTCTCATCGGCGTACAAGACTAAACAGGTTTTGGCGGCTGAACCTCAATCAACCGCCACTAAATCTAGTTAAGGGGAGGAATTAAATGGCTTTTTCAGACCCAGGAACGGGAAGAGTTATCCTCGATTCGGGTCGGGGAACTGAACCGGGTAAGGTTACGCTGGCTGAAGATTGCAAATGTGGTGATGTGCTGGGCTATAGCTCAGGATGGAAGAGGGCGTTAGCCACTACTGGCTCCGTGATTCAGGGCCGGCTGGTTACTCTGGCTGATGGTGAGAGCGGTGAGGAGGTCCCAGTATCAGCCAATCCCGTGGTTAATGGTTATTCTGGAGCTACACCTGGCGGCTATGTCTATGTGGATGAAGGGTCGAATAATGGTCAGATTACGCAAACAGCACCATCTACTTCTGGTGATGCCAACACCATTATTGGCATTGCTCTTTCAGCAACTAAGGTTTTGTTCTTTTTGAACAGCCGGGCTGACAGCACAGCGTAATAATAGGTTGTTTAAGGATAGGAGGACTGGGGAATAAAAGCCCCCACCTCCTATCCGGAAAAGGAAGTAAATTATGGGACTGACGGTGATGGAACACATTGAGCATCCTTTATCTGGTTACGAAGTGGAGATATAGATAATGGCATTCTTGAAGGTTAAAAATAGAGCTACAAGTAGTCTGGCATCCGATGTAAGTGACACCGATACGACCTGGACTATTACTACGGGAGACGGCGCCAAGTTCCCTGCTAGTGGCAATTTTCACCTTACCTGCGAAGATGAGATTGTAAAGTGCACTGCCAGGAGTGGTGATGCACTAACCGTAGTTAGGGCACAAGAAGGCACCTCGGCAGCAGCGCACTCAGCAGGTAAGCCTGTAGAACTAAGGGTAACGGCAGGAGTTATTGAGAATCTTCAAGCACTGAATCTTACTACCCCGGGCGATGTTATACAGCGTGGTGCTTCTGCTCCCGAAAGGTTAGCAATAGGTTCAGCCAGAGACTTCCCAAGAGTCAATGAGGCTGGTAATGCCTTGGAGTATGTTAAGGGATATCAATTTGGACAGACTATTGACCCTTGGCAGTGGGAATTAGACTTCTTTGAGTGGACTACAGCCGTAACTGGTAGTGGTGATATATACCAGCAAGGGTATGGCACGTTCTATGTTAGAACTGGAACCACTCCCGGCTCTACTGCTAGAGGCAGGGGATACCAGTTTGGCTGGCTTGGGTGGGGTAGTCTCTGGTTTCAGTGGTATATCAGAATGTATGGGCGGGGTTACACCACTAATGGTCAGACTTGGCTGAAACTAGATGAGGATACTGCTGCTGACCCTACAGCCCAAGCTGTGGGATTTCGCATAGATAATGATGCTTTAAAGGGAATAGTGCATGATGGCAGTAGCTTGACAGCGGTTGACCTGAATACGACTATCGGCTTAAACGGCTCAGCTATACTTTTCCTGAAGTTTGTGCCGGGTGACAAGGTATACTGGTACGTTAATGGCGTAGAAAAAGGCAATTCAGCTAACATTCCGACTACCACCAGAAGCCAGGTTGTCTATCCAGTGTTTGCCGTAGCTAACGGCGCAGATTCAGCTAACCAGCGTTTGCAAGTAGCTAGACATGGCTGGATGGCTAATTCTGTTGGCTAGGGGGATATTATGAAGTATCAATGGCTTGATGAACAATTAACAACTGAGAAATTATCGGCGCTTATTGGTAAACCAGTAAAGAGCATTACACAGGGGGACATCATTGTAGGCTATCAGCCTGATGGCGAGCCGGTAACGCAAAGGGGTATAGAAGTTGAGTTTGACGGTGAACTCGATACAGAACAACTAAACTTACTTGACATAAACTTCATAAACATTAAACGGGCTGGAGGTAAAACCCTCGCCGAGAGAATAGTGGAATTAGAAAGCAAAATTGAAGCTTTAGAAGCTAAGGTATAACTGATGAGTCAAGCAATTTTTGATTTATGCTATTTTGACGAAGTAATTTTCGACTACGGAGTCCCTGTTTTCGTTGCTGCGGCTCAACTTGATATTGTTATCGGGAATAAGTCCATGTTGGCTATTGATTTATCAACAAAAGCTGATTTGCAGACCACGATCGGAGAGAAAGTCAGCATGGCTAGTGCTATAGGCACGAAGGCAAATATGCTGGTTGCTAGCGGCAGTAAGTCATCACTTGATATTGAATTATTAGGCGGAGGTGTGTGATGGCATATGATAAAGGCGATAGTGTTTATACCAAGCTTATCCATAAAACTTATGATTTAGCCACTGATACTTGGTCATTGGCTGATCCAGATAGTGGCTATCCTAAAATCACGATTAAGGATAGCGCCGGAACCGTCAAAGTAAATGCCGTCCAGATGACAAAGGTTGCTACCGGTAAGTATGAACACCTTTACCAGTTGGCTGGAGATACCGCGGTAGGTATGTGGACTGGATATATTGAGACAAGTAACGGCACGTATCTGGATAAACAACATTTTATTTTTGAAGTTGGATAAGCAAAAAAGAACCTAACCTGAAGGGCAGTTTAAAAGGGGCGGAGCCCTTCTTCAGAAAATCTTCCCATCTCCTTTGAAGGAGATGGGAACTAAGGGGGTAAGGTAGATATGAATCTAACCGAGATGAGAAATATAGTCAGGCGTGACCTCAAGGATGAGGACGCTGGCAACTATCGCTGGACTGATGATGAGCTGAATAGGCATATCACTCGTGCCGTTAAGGAGTTCTCTGAGTATATTCCCTGCGAGCAGAAGGCAACTAAGGCTACTAACTCAGGGAGCAGGGAGATTGATATATCCACCATAACCGACCGCATCATGGTTGAAGCCGTTGAGTACCCGGTGGACAAGTTCCCGAAGAATTACCAGCGCTTTTCCCTTTGGGGAGATACTTTAACTATTCTGGGCGACGAAGTTCCTGATGGTTCAAACGCCTATATTTACTATGGCAAACTCCATACCCTTGACGCCTCTAGTTCTACCATTCCTGTTGAGTACGAGGACTTGGTGACTACTGGTGCTTGTGGCTATGCCGCTGTGGAGTGGGCAGCCTATGCCATTAACCGGGTCAATATCGGCGGCGACGTCGTCCCAAGGGAATTTCTTGCCTGGGGCAAGGAGAAGCTCAATTACTTTAAGGCTGAGCTAAAAAGACTGGGGAGGAGAAACAGGGTTAGAATCCGCTCACTCTACAAACCTTACTACCTACCAGTATCTAAATCGACGGACTATGGACCGTAATTAACGAACAATGCCACTGAGGAGGATATTATGCCTAGCATAAAAGAGGGATTACCTGAGACCAAAGAAGGCTTGCCTAAGGAGGCATTTGCCATCGTGGGAGACCCGCTGGACCCTGAGACCTGGAAATTGCCCCATCACAAGAGGAGCATCTTCAGGGCACTTACTGGTAGGCTTGATATTGAGAAGACGGTTGACTGGGATAGGATGCCGGCTGCTGTAGTTGCCCTCTCCCCGGGAGGTTACCGTGGTCAGAGGGTAGAAGCCACTCCCGAAGAAATCTTGAAAGCAGCCAAGCACTTGGCAAACCACTACCAAAAGGCAGGTAGACCACTCCCTGACACCCTAGCCGCCCTCATTTAGGAGAAGATGAAGAGGGTACGGTTACTAAATCAAAAAAACAAAGGGGCATGAATGAAAGACTGGTCAGAGTTTATTAGGAGTATCGTCAGGCCGTTTATAACTATTTGGGGATTTATGGTTTATGGCATCTGTGTGATGAGCGGGATTGAAGTCCCTGCCTTATTAGCCGGATTAGTCTCGGCGGTCATCATAGAATACTTTGGTGAGAGAGCCATAAACAGGTTTAGGGAGCAGCGATGAGAACTCTTTCCTCAACGTTGCTGGCTGCTCAGAAAGAAGCCACGCGAACCCCCTGTGTCAAGCTGGAAGCTAAAAATAGGATTGCTGGCGTGGTCAGGCTCGACTGGGAGAGGCTATATTCGGGCAGTGAGGATGATTACTTCCATGCTTTGACCATGCCCGCTGACGGCTCACTTATTAGGGTCAGAATAACCCTACCTGCTGACTCTAGAAAGCTTTATAGACAGAGGGTGGCTAACCCCGGACCCTCATCAGATTTCAGCCAGTGGACATACTGTAACCAGTATAACGCCGTCGTTGTCGCTGCCGCTTCATTGGGGACTGAAGTAAGCATATTCTGGATAAATTCCAGCCGGGAAATCAGACGGATAAAAAGTACCGACTACGGCGTCAACTGGGGAAGTCCTGAGCTTATTGATTATTCCCCTACTACAGCTATTTATGGTATAGCCGCTGCCTATAAGCCTAACGGCGATTTAGCTATCTTCTTCGCTGACCAGGCGACACTCTATGTCAAAAAGCATATAAGTGGTGGCTGGCAGACTAAAGTTGCCTGGGATAAGACCACCGGTGACTTATCGGGTGTGGCTACCGTGTATGATGCCGACTGGAACCTTTTTGTCACCGGGAAAGATTCAGACGATAACTTTAAGCTGTGGTCGCTCGTTTATGGCGACGGTGGCGATGTATCCCTTGGCACTTGGTCAGAGCTTAAGGAGTTTGCCTCAGCCCCATCAGGTGGTGACTTTGAATACCGCGTGGCATTTATGGACAAACCGGACGTCTATCGGTGTTTCTTCGTCGAGAAATTTACTGGTACCGAAGCCTATAACCGCCCCTTCTGGTCTTACTCCATCCCTGATACCAAGTTCTTGGATAACTTATGGTATGAGCCAGTCCCGTTTAACCTGTCAAGTGAGTACAGCCTGGCCATCGCTCACTATGGTGACTACTGCTGGCTGTCAAACCCGAGCGGAGTATGGCGAGCCAGCAAGACCGAGCAAACTCTCGATTTAACTGCGGATATTCTATCGCTAAGGCAAGAACTCACATATCTAGGCGTAGGTAGGTTAATAGCGGAACTGAGGAACGATGATGGGCAGTATGCCTCACCGGGGGAAGGGAGCTTGTCAGTCTTAGACATCGGCTGTCAGTTAGACTTCAGCCCTGGCTACCGCACTACTGCTGGTGATGAAGTCAGCTCAGGGCAGACCTTTACCCTTGAAGCCTATGAGCATACCAGTTCGGGAGGTAAGGCCAGCCTTATGCTATATGTCGTCATTGGCTGGCGCTTT